CAGAGGCCATCAAGAAAAAGATAGCAGATGAACTTTTCTAATCTTTCTTGGGTCAAGTGATCTTAATTCTTGAATTCCTCCAGAAGGATTAGTCACATCAATAACAATGTGATAGTATATTCTACCATCAATATACCATCGCTTGAGAATATCAAAGCAAAAATCATTAAAATCTAAAAGATGTAGGACGTTTTCAAATTCATCTGCTATCTTTTTCTTGATGGCCTCTGGTTGGTCAAGATTGTCTAATATAATTTCAACAGGCCCTCGGTTGTCCTGAATGACCATTGTCTCGTTGACAATATCTTCGATTGCAAAATTGCATTCTGGAAAGAGAGACATTTCTCGGTAACGAGACACCAACTCAGCCTCGTTCTTGGCTGCGCCTTCCATGTCAAGGAATTGACCATAGGCCATCCCCGCCGCATAGGTAGGTTCGATGGTGATTGCACCATCTTCGTTTTCGGGAAGAGCAAAGCTGGGCTGCTCTTGGGCTTGCCGATCAGTTTCTTCCCTCCCAATTGTAAATCCAAATAGTTTTATTGCCATATTATAATTTTAACCTTTATAAGAATATGGTGGTGAGGCCTATAGGCCCCACCACCTAGGTTGTTTTCACCAAAAATAATCAATTTACTAAAAAGTTAGTGTGTCTACAATCTTACTGACTAAACCACCAGCCGATGCGGCTCCCTGTGCTACCCAGTAATCATACTGCCAAGTAACGGTAAGCTCTTCAATCTGGTCGTTAGTTCCCCAATCAAGTTCAACGGCAGCCAGAGTATTAGGCCAAATATTATGGAACCTAAATGTCTTGAGTCGGTCACCGTTCATTCCAAGTTGAGTAACTTCTGCATCTACTTGATACTGTCGAGTCGAACCAGCCAATCGAATATTACTGGCTGGGCCATTCATCAACTCAATCCAAGAACGAATTGCATCATGAACAACAAAATCTTCGTCGTTGAACACATTTGTAGTCCAATCGCCATAGGTTCGATTTCCTGCAAACTTGGCTGTACGACCAAAATATGGAACGTCAATCATTGCAATAGTTGATTCTGGAAGAGAGGCCGACTTACAGGTAAACGTCATCTTTCGATTGACGGCAGTATCTGCTCCCAAACCCCCGACTAGGGCTGGAAATTCCATTTGAACTTCAAATAGATTAGGTCTTGCCCCTCCACGGGTTAATCCTGCTTTAAATTCGTCAACATTAAAGGCCATTGAGTTTCTCCTTATCTTATCCTCTAAATGTATTTATGCTAATTATGTGGCTTGGCCAACAATTTCGCTAAATTCAACTCCAGTTGCCGCGGCAATGAAGTTTAGTTGAATGTAATTAATTGACCGTGCAGGCTTAATGTAAATATCGCCAACAAACTCATTTCGATCAACTACGCTTCCTGTGTTATTTGATTCGTCGCAGACAACCTTGAAGTCTGTGATGCCTCGGCGCCCCTTGACATCCCGAAGGAATGGCTCTACCATATTTCGGAATTGTGCGCGGGTGAACTCATCATTGAACTCAAAGAGGGTAAACTTGGATGCAGTTGCAATGGCTTTTTCAAGCACAATGAACAGTCGTCGGACATTGATTCTGTCAAATGCACTATTACGCCCATAGAGAGTCTTGTCTCCAAAGAGAATAGTTCCTCTTCCAGGGAATGTGACAACAGGATTGATGTCTGCACTATACAAATCATCCCTTTGTGCTTGATTTGGATTCCAAGCCAAGCGAATTGAGTTCTTGATTTGCCCACGATTATAACCAGCAGGCGAATACCATGGATCTCGTTCTGTATCTGTCCGGACAATACAACCAGCCACATCAGAGTTCAAAGGAATCCAACGATACTTGTTGCTATACTTGTCAAGAATATACTTCCAACCGCTATCTGCAATTCCATAAGAACTACTGACCCCAAGGGTAGTGTTTCTCCATGTAAGCACCTTGGTTAATACAGCTTCTACGGAAGTTGATCCATCAGGAACAACATCGCCCCTTGCAGGAGAAGTACAGACCACGACATCTTTTCGAGTTTCTGCAATATTTTGAATAACGTGCTTTGAAACATCGGCACCTGCATCATTCGTAAAGATAACAGAAAGGTCTACATCTTCTGTGTTTAGGAATTTGTCATAAGCCAATTTTAGTTCAGCATCGGTGGCTGCTTGTATTTCGCCGCCATTAAGAGATTGATTATTTGGTGATGCATCTCCACCAAACGTTACTGAAGACGAATTTACTGTTGTTCCCCATTCGGTAGTTACCCCAGAAGGATGTCTAGTTGCCGTTGATGCCCAATACACCCAAGAAGACCTCTCATTAATTGCATCTGCATAATAAAGAGTTCGTCCAGTTTCTGGATCTCTTGCATTCTTGGCCTTTGAAAGTCCAGGGAATGTTTCTAGAACAGTACCCTTGACTCCTGTGATGCCACCATCGGCATCAACCACGGCAACATGAAGAGCTTCGTTCGTTGCACTTCCTCCTCCCGGATCGCCATCGTAGCCATGGGCCCATGAAGTCTTCGTAGGAGCAGAACTAAAATATGACTTGTATTCCCAATCTCGCTGAATAAGTGTTTCGTTTCCTAGGTCTTCTTTTAGCGCAGGGAAAATTGTGATTTGATTAGAAGAATTATCATCTCCTGCTCCAATGGCCATTACTCGATATGATTGGCTAGGATATGTCTGGGCTGGAAAGGAAATGAAATCGCCTACTTGAATTACGCCAGCCTCGACTTGCGCGTCCCCTGCATGGGCACTTGCATAAACATATGTCTGGGCTGTGACAATCGGATGGGCTATAGTATTTACCTTGGCCACAGATGCATTTGAATATGCTCCAGTTGTGCCTGCGATAGAAACTTTTAATGAATTTCCTTGAATCCCTGGATAACGAGCAACCCAATCATAAGTATCATCCAATCCGCCCCCCTCAACAAAATGGTTATGATTTTTAATTATGGGTTGAGCGGTTCCGGACCCTGCATTTAGTGTGCTGGTATTGGCTCGGATGACTCGCAACTTATTGCTATATCCTAGAAAGTTAGCCGCGCCCAGCCAAGATGCATGAGTGTTATCTGATGCATTTGCGCTTGGTCGACCAAAAATTCTAAGTAAGGCTTGTTCGTCTGAAACCAAAGTAATCTCTTCGACGGGCCCCCATTGAGCTTGAATTACTGTACCTCCATCAGTAGTCGAAACGGAAGGTATAGTTGTACTCAAATCAATTTCTCTAACGCTTACGCCTGGTGAAACTTGAAATGGCATTTTAATACTCCTTGTGTAGTAAAATCGTGTATATCACAACAACATAATAACGATGGTTGCATAAAGTATTCTTTAACTTCTGGTGATATTTATAAAATGCCGAAATTCAAGGTATGCCTAGTAAAAATCGTCCTTATAAGGCTCTGCTGTCTGCCATGTTGTTCCGCTTGAGTCTGTAAATACATCCTCTTCAGAATACATTCCATCATCAATAAATCCAAATGGGAGCATATTGCTCATCTCAAGAGTGGCTTTTTCTTCTAACATCTTTCGGCGAAGGTCAAGATTGGTCAAGTCTCTGAAATAAGGCTGAGTAGTCAGCCAGGCAAAAAGAACAAGAGTCATTACCAGGTCATCATTATACCCTGTATCAGCCTCATAGGAATATCCCTTTGAAACAAAAGAAGTTAATTCGGATATGGTATCAAAATCTTCGATGATTAGCTTGTCGTCTTCGATCACATTCTTGAGGTTCAGGCAGCCTATTTGCTTGACCTTCTTGGTTGTCTTGATTCCTAATTGAGCTTGGCCTTGCCCGAAGCCCCCGGCCAACATCTGGCCTGCACGACCCTTTTGGACGACCATCAGAACGTTTTCATATTCTAGATCATAATGTAAAATATCAGCCACTTGCTGCCCAATGTCATTAATTTCAATAAACACATAGGCATTATTATATTGCCCGGCCACATCATGAATAATACTAGGATACAACATAGGAGCAATTGAATTGCTTCTATATTTGGCCACCTGTTTATAGGGAATCTGAGATGCATCGATAATAGAAAAGGCTGAATAATCTAGCTCTTCTCCGTGAGACACATCGACTACAAGGACATAAGATTTTTCATCTACGGGTTTATCGTATATGTCAAGGTGTTGCCTTACTTCGGTTGGATCTCTAAAAGGCATTATCTTTAGCTTGGCTGCGCTAATCAACGTATTAACAGAACCGACAAAATCACATTCAAACTCTTGGGCAAATTGTTCCTTGCTAGTGTTCCTAATTGTCTCTTCTTTCCACTTTTGGTCGCGCCCAGGGACTTCACTCCAATGAACTTCAATTGGTATATAATCATTTTTCTTGTCTTCGGCATCACACCATATCTTATAAAAATGATTCATGCCATATGGCGTACTGACAATAATGACCTTGGTGGTCTTACCAGAAGAAATGGTAGGATAGACAGAGCTAAAGAACTCGTCTGCAATATTCTTGGGAACAAATGCAAATTCGTCAAGCAGAATCATGTTAAAAGATCCACCACGAATTGCACTAGAAGAAGTGGCTGCTGCAACAATCTTGGAACCATTCTCTAGTTGAATGTCACCACGATTCCATACCTTGATTCCTTGTTGCAAGAACATAGGAAGATTCTCATAGGCCAATTGTAATCTGCCTAGAATCTCTCGGGCCAAAGACCCTTTGTTTGCAAGAATGGCAATATTTACATCTTCGTTGAAAAGAATGTAGTGTAGAAAATAGGCAATAACTGTGGTTGTTTTTCCGGACTGTCTCGGAAGTTTGGCAATGGTAAACCTATTTTTATGAACTGATTTAACAATCTTCTTTTGAAATTTATAGAGATTAAAAGGAATTAGCCCTTGATCTACGTTTACAATTTTAATAAAGGTTTGAATAAAATATACAGGATCCCGAGAACACTTTATATACTCTTGAATCTCTTTTTTGGTAAATTCGTGGGGAGTCCCTGCTGCCTTGAGTAGAGGGTTGCCTAGATATCCACCTTCATTTGTTGCCGACATCTAATTTCTTTCCCTTTAGAAGTTTTTGAAGTTCATGGGTACTTCCCACAAAAAGAGCATTAGTAATATTTTTTGGGCCTGTGGCATCTTTCTTTTTAAGGGCCTTTATATTTTTCTGCAATTCGATTAATTGAATATTGGCATCTACTACAGACTTAATGATCTGCCCGACAACCTCATAGGCTCTTGGGTGTTCACTTTCCTGGGCCAATTCTAATATACCATCTAATGCAATCGATCCCTTTTCAATAACCTCTTTTAGGTTGTCTCGGGTATAACCATAGTCTTGGTCTATGTCAGTATTTGTCGGTCCTGTCGGTGTCAATTCATTAATAGTGGTAGTAGTTATAATTTCTACCTCATTATTTGCCATAATTTAGTATTCATCCTCGCCCGTTATTAGGTTTCTTCGTATTCCAGAAGCAAAGAAAGTTGTTGTTTCTATAATTCCATAGTCGTCGTTTGCATCAATATAGGCCACATCTACCGATAATGAATCGCTATATCCATTGGCATATTGGGTGTTTGTAGTAGGCAAACCTTCTTCCGTTAATCCAGGCTGTAAATAAACCCTAGAGGCTAATTTGGCTGCATTTCTTGGACCTGCACTAATATCTCCTGCATCATATTCTTCATCTGGAATATTAAACTCTAACTTATATATAGACGTTGTATCAGGAGCTGCACTAAACGAAGGATGAACATTGGCCACTTGACTGGGCCCAAAATAACCTATAATTCTTTTTTGAGGATCATCGAATGATCCAGAGGCAGTACCTGAGGTAATGTTTATAGTTGCTCCCTTATAATGTCCACCGACAAGAGAAGCTGAACTGGCCAATCTAATTTGGTCAAGGGCCGAACTATTGGTAGACCTGGCATTTGCAGTTTCTACAGAATATTGAGAAGGAGTATAAAATTCAATGTATGCCTTCTTGATTAGCCCACTTGATGTACTAACTGGCCCAAACAGGACTCCTTTTAGAGTAAAGTCTAATGTCCATATTAGTGTTCGTCTTTCTTCAAATCCACCTTCATAGGTATCTTCTTTAGAAATACCATTTAATACAATAGGGGCATCAACCTTTATGGCCAGGTCAGTCATGCTCTTG